ATGAGGAAGCAATCGATCCATTCGATTTCTGGCAAGGTGCTAACTTCAAGTTGAAGGCAAAGAACGTTGCTGGTTATAGGAATTATGATTCTTCTGAGTTCGCTGCTACCAGTGCTTTATTAGATGATGACGATGCGATGGAAGCAATCTGGAAGAAGGAGCATTCTTTAGCAGAATTAGTTGCTGCTGATCAGTTCAAATCATATGATGAACTTAAGACTCGTTTGAGTAGTGTTCTTGGAACTAAGCAAGTTCGTAATGATGTTGAAACTGTAGAGCAAGAGATTGAAGATGTGAGAGCATCTGCTCCTGTTACTGAGACAGTAGAATCTGTATCTAAAGCACCTGCTTCAGATGATGACGATGATGCACTATCATACTTTTCTAAACTAGCTGAAAGCTAATGAAAATCAAGCCTCTTAAACATTGTAGGTTGTCCCAAATGAAGTTCTTCTACTGGGACCCCAAAGATGATCCAAGAGAGCCTGAATATTGGGAAGACTCACCTTCGGGTGGGTCTTTTTTATGACAATAAAGAAGTATTTTCAGTCTTGATGAGGAATGGATCTAGGTATTGTGAGTTTCTATCATATCTCATTATTCTCTTAAGATCTTGTAAGAACATTTGTAAAAATTCTGGTCTTAAAATATCAATTGATCTTTTTTCATTATTTCTATTAGATTCATATTCCCAATTAGAAATACCTATAACTGGTGATATCTCAACTGTTCCAGCATATTGAAGTACTTCAACATCAGTAGTTCCAGTCCACGTTGCATTTAATGGCCAAACACTTCCTGGACCTGGAATTACAAAAGATGAATCTACTGATCTTCCTGGTTCTAATATTAACCTATTTTTATCATCTCTAACTTCAATAGTTTCATAATGATGAACATCATTTATATTAGCAAGACCATACTTATTCACAGTATAGTTGTATAAATGTTGATCTGATAATGGCCAATCATTGTGTAGATTGGTTATACCAGCAGTAAGAACAACTACAAAATCTAGATCAGAAGAACCATATACTTCACTTGCAACTGTATCAGGTCTTGCTTCATCCGCAATAATAAACTTATTAAAGACGGTTGCAGAATCTGACAACCAATCCATTATTTTAACTTTTCGGAAAAAGTTTTTAACAATTATATAATCACCAGACCTCGTTTTTGATGATAGTGGTGATGGGTAACTTACATTAGGTATTTGTCTGAAATATCCCATTAGTATCCTACTCCATCTGTTAGTGGAACATTATCATAATCTTCAGCGTATACTGGATTAGTCTCTTTAAATGTCATTTGCATCTTAATATGCACTGGGGTTCCATCTTCATATGTTGCATAATTTCCATTTCCTGTGTAATTAACACTTAATGCTGCTAATGCACAAGGTTTGAATACATTTAGGAATGGATGTTGTTTACCACCACTTAAATATCTAAGTAAGAATAGATCTGGAGCAGCTACAAAAACACCTGCACTAGTACCACCACTATTACTATATTCACTTGATCCTAATCCATCTGCTTTAGGAGACATTGCTTGTTTTAGAGATCTTATAATTTTTTTTATTCGTTCTCCTTCTTTCTTTTCCCTTGCAGTAAAAGTAACATCAAATCTAAACTCTCTTAAGTTTACACCATCAAATAATAATTCTTTGTTTGAGTTTAATATATTTCCAGATCCTCTTGATAATACATTATTTGCAGTTACGTTTGCACCGAATTGATTAACTGCTAAACCTGCTAATGTAGATCTTAAAGTATTTGATAATGTACCACCTGTTTCTATACCTTCAACTTCAACTCCTTGAGTAACCATAGTCATAAGGTCATCCCAATTCTCTCCTCCAGACTTAGACATCATAGAGTTTGCAATATCCATACCCATTATTGTAAATAGGTTCATTGTGCTTTCGCCCCAAGTCACAGAGGTTGTATCACTTATTTGTTGTGGTATTGGTAGTTCTATATAAAACTTTGTGAATTGTTTAAATCCAGCATTTCCTTTTGAATATTGATCATATCGGGAAGACATACTTTTTCCCATTGAGGTGTTATATTTTAATTTACCCTCACCTTTACTAAACTTATCATAATCTTTTTTTATTCCATCAATACCCTTACCCGTTTCTCCATCACCAAATTTTCCACCAATACCATCACCTTTATCAGGTGGTCTATATTTTACTGCTTGTATTAAAAGACTGTCTTCTTTAGCAATTGGTGATCTATTTAATGGGTAAGATAAAAAGAATGGAGCACCATAATTTGATTTCTTAGCACCAGTTTGAGTTGTTTGTTGAGTTGTTCCAGTTGTCTCTGCTACAGCATTATTTCCACTTGGTTGTTCACCCTTTCCTCTTTTATCAAAGTCCCATTTATTAAATGTAAGAAAATCTGCTGTTCCACCAGCCCAACGTTTGATTCCCATTATCGACCTATTATTTCGTTAATTATTATTTATTTATACACTCATTCGGAATCTAGCAAAAGGTACACCGTCAAGGTCAGTTAATTCTGAATGTGTTATTTCATATAATCCATCTACAACTTCATTCCAAGTATAATTTCTATGAGTATTCCAGTGAAAATTAATGCCACGAAATCCCCATTCAAAAACATTAGTAACTGCAACCATAGGATGTTGATCGTATCTTAAGTTGGGTGTTTTTGCCCGATATATGAACACATAATATTTTCCTTCTTGTGGAGTTGGACCACTTGATGATAACGATCCTATGATTTTTGACATTAAATCGTCAGGATGTTCTGTACCAATTAGATCATTAAGTATATGTGATACTCTATTTCTAGATTCTCTTTCTTGTCTAAGTTTTTCTTTTTGACGGGTAACAAAAGAACCTTGTTGTTTCTTTGCTTTTGTCCTAGTTGTTAGAGTACTTTTAGTATTCTTTTCAGGTGCAACACCTCTTTTGTTTTTGATTGCATCTTTGTTTCTTTTGGCAGCAGCTGCCATTCTTTCTGAAAGACTTTCTGCCATCACTTAATACCTAATTCTTTTTCAGTAACTACTTTAAACTCCCACTGTCTATCATCGCAAAACTCTTTTGCTGCTTGCCATTTTGCTTGATTTTTTGCATATTCATATGCTTCACGCATATATCCTCTAGTTTGTCTTTTTGGTTTTTTGGGAGGAGAACATTGTTTTAGTGGTTTTACTTCAATAACATAGTTTTTAATAGCACCATTAGTTTCTTTTATCTTCATATAGAAGTCTGGAAAATACCTATGCACCTTATTATCTACAGGAGATCTATATGGTAATGCTATTTCTTCACTAGCCCATTCCAATACATTTTTGTTTTGATCACAGTAAACCATAAACTTTCTTTCCCACAAAGATCTAAAAATTATACCTGTAGGATCACCTTTATACTTTTTTGGGTGAGATGGTCGATATTTTCCTTTATAAGCCATCTAAATAGAAATGATATAGTAGAACTATTTAGAGTGACACGCCCAATACCAAAGAAAATATCTCAGATTTTACCTACGTTTCAGAATGTAGCACAATCATCTCATTACGTAGTTCAATTTGGTCTTCCTAATTATTCATCAGCTGGACCTAATTTAACTAAGTTTTTAAAATCAAAAGGAGTTGATGATAGGTTTGATTTACGTGAAATAGGATTATTATGTAGTAAGGCAGTTTTGCCTGGAAGTGCTTTTGCAACAATTGATGCAGTAGGTGAATATCAAGGTATCGCTGAAAGAATGCCGCATACTAAGAAGTTTGTTCAAATGCAATTAGAATTTTATGTTGATAATGAATATAAGTCATTAAAGTTTTTAGAGCATTGGATGGAATATATTAGTAATGGTTCTGGTGGAAGTAATCTAGAAGATGCTTATCACTACAGAATGAATTATCCAAAGTCATATAAATCTCATAGTACTAAGATTGTTAAGTTTGAAAGAAACTATAGACAAACACTTGAATATGGTTTTCGTGGATTGTATCCAATTGAATTAAACTCAACAGTTGTTCAGTATCAAAACTCTCAAGTATTAAAAGCAACTGCATCATTTAATTATGATCGGTATGTTTGCGGCAAAACTTCAACTGCATCTGTTGCTACTGGTTCTGATAGAAATAAGTCTTCAGCAGAGAAAGCAATGATGGGTGGTGGTGCTGGTGGCGAAGCAAAAAGTCTTTTAAATCCACCAGCAAGTATTGGGGCAGGAAATAAAGATTTAATACCTCCAAGATCTCAGGAAGAAATAGATTATGCTGCTCAACTTGGAGAAAAGTTATTTGGTAATAGTTCTGGTGCAGACACTGGTTGGTTTGACGCTGGATAAAATCTAAATAACCCCTATAAATAAAATTACTGAATTGAGCATATTATGCCTTTACCACAAATATCGACTCCTTCTTATGAGTTAGTTGTTCCTTCTACAAAGAAGAAAATCAAGTTCAGACCTTTTTTAGTTAAAGAAGAGAAGATTCTTATTTTAGCTATGGAGAGTCAGGACAATAAACAAATTGCAAATGCAGTTAAAGATGTTATTTCTCATTGTATCCTTACTAAAGGAGTAAAGGTAGAAAATCTTGCTACATTTGATATTGAATATCTTTTCCTCAATATTCGTGGTAAGTCTGTTGGAGAAGAAGTTGAAGTAACTATTACCTGTCCAGATGATGGCGAGACTACAGTTCCTGCTGTTATTAATCTAGATGAAATAAAAGTTACTACTGATAAAGATCATGAACAAGACATCAAATTGGATGATCAATATACATTAAGAATGAAGTATCCTTCTATGGAGGAGTTTATAAAAACTAACTTTGCTGTTGGTGGTGAATTAAAAGTTGATGATACTTTTAAATTAATTGCTTCATGTGTTGATCAAGTTTTTTCTGAAGATGAATCTTGGGCAGCTTCTGATTGTACAAAGAAAGAGTTATCGCAATTTATTGATTCTCTTAATTCAAAACAATTTAAAGAGGTTGAGAGATTTTTTGAAACTATGCCTAAACTTTCTCATACAATTAAGGTTACTAACCCTAAGACAGAAGTAGAAAGTGAAATTGTTATGGAGGGATTGCAAAGTTTTTTCGGATAAGTATGGCACATGAAGATCTTGCGTCATACTATAAAATTAATTTTGCCTTAGTTCAACATCATAAATATAGCTTAACAGAGCTAGAAAATATGATACCTTGGGAAAGAGAAATTTATCTTACTCTTTTACAACAGTATATTGAAGATGAAAATCTAAAAGCACAACAAGAATCGGGACTTAGTTAATGGCTCCAGCATCTCCAATCGCAGGAGGAATACAAGCAGTAAGAAGAAATGTTTCTGCCTCAACCTTTACAGGTAGAGGTGCAGCACCTGTTCCACCACCACCAGATAGTATAACCACTAATCTACTTGCTAGAAATAATTTAGCATTAAGTGGTGTAGCTCAGCAAATATCTACAGTATCTAATCAAGTAGCATTTTTAAATAAAGGAATATCTTCACTTAATAATGGACTAACTGTGAGTGCAACTATAGAAAGACAAAAGGCACAAGAAGAAGCAAAAAGACAACAAAAATTATCACAGATAAAATTAAGAGAAGGAAAGGAGAGTGCATTAGAGAATAAGATACAAAATGCTTTAATGAAACCTGTTAATAGGATAGGTTCAAAAGTACAGTTTGGGTTACAGAGGTTAGCTAACTTCTTTACTATTATTTTAGGTGGTTGGATAGCGTCTGGTACTGTTGAACTTTTCCAAGCATTAGCTACTGGTAATACTGAGAAACTTAATGAAATAAAGAGTCAAATAATAGGGAATCTTGCCTTCTTAGGGGGTAGTATATTTTTAATAGGTGGTGGATTAACTTTATTAGCAGCTAATGTTGCTAAATTGGGATTTAGATTCTTAAAATGGGGTGGTGGTAAAATATTTGGAAAACCTATACAATGGCTTAGTGCAATGATAGCTAAGCAGATTGGTGGGATAATACCAGGAGTAGGAGGTGGTATTAGAGGTAATATGGGTAGTATGACTGCTCCTGTTGCAGATAGGGCTACCAGGAACCAGATGAAGAATGCTAAACCAGGTACAATACCTAGACCTCAAGGTTCGTTTGGTAAGTTTATGTCTAATCTTCCTTGGATTGGTGGTGCTTTCCAAGTTAGTAGTGATGTACTTCAAGGAAAACCTCCTGTAGATTCTGTGACAGACACTGGTGTTGCTATGATAGGATCTACTATTACTGCTAAAACAATAGAAAAATTACCTATAGGAAAGAAATGGAAGTTCTTAGCTCAAATTGGTGGTGGTCTTCTTTCTTGGGTAGGTTCATATGGTTTATCTGAAACATTATTTGAAGATGCTAGAAAACAGAGAGAATTAGAGAATCCTAATGGTAATGTTGTTCCAGAAAATTATGATCCAAATTTTGATTTAGATGCATTTCTTGGTAAGGAGGGTACATCAGGTGATATTATGCCTTCAATGATGACTGATGTTGGAGCATCAGTTAAACCTAGTCGTAATGATTTTAGTGAAGATGCAGATGGTGGTAGAGATTTTAGAAATGCTTTGAAAGAATGGGAAATGCAGAGTGCAGACAGCATTACTCCAAATTCTAACCGAAGAGATCTTGCTAATAATATTGCTAATAGTGGAGGTGTAGATGAACAACCTCTATTTGTTCCTACAGCATTACAAAGTAATAATCAGCAATCTCCTGGTTCAGCTTCTTCTGCTAGTCCTGGTAGGGGTGATGGTGGTGTTCCAAATATACCGTCTTCTAATTCCGCATTTAATAATTATCAATTGCTTGCTAAAAAGCATTATCAGGTAGTGTAGTATGGCAAATAATACTCAGATAGTTAGAAAGTCTTTACTTAAATCTTCTATTAGTCTTCAGTCTATAAACAAGTCTGTTACTTTTTTATCTAAAGATTTAAAAAGAACTACTAATCTTTTACAAAATGCTGGTAAGGTACAAGAAGAAGATAATAAGTTTCAGAGAGGATTGCTTGGTCGTGAAAATACTTGGTTTAATAGGAGAAGAGAGCAAGTATTAAGAAGGGAGAAGGAAGATATTACCGAAGCAGCTACAGTAGGTGGTGCTATAAAGAGAAGAGGTAAGGTTGTTGGATCTAGTACTAAAGGATTTTTAGGTAGAATATTAGATGTATTTGGTATATTATTCATAGGATGGTTAACTAGCAATCTTCCTCCTATTTTGAATGCTGTTAATAATATGATAAAATTGATACAGAAGACTGTATCTATATTGAGTGGTTTTATAAACACTACTGTTGGATTTTTTAATAGTCTTGGTGCAGGTTTAGATGGTGTTTTAGGTAATTTAAAAGTAGGTTTTAGGTTTGAGAACGATACTGAAACTATAAAGAAAGGTTTTGATGATATGAATAGGGGAACTGGCATGTTCTCTGCTGATCTTGATAGGAGTATTGCTAGTTACCTAGATCCTAAAACTTATGGTCGTGATAATTGGGATTTACCAAAGACTGAGAATGAAATAAACAAACCTAAAGGTCTTTCAAGAAACTTTGGTGGGTTAGTAGATTTTATGACTTTTGGATTGACTGATCTTGATAAAAGAGGAAATCTATTTGGTGGGCGACATGGTAGAACTGGATTTAGTAATGTTGATGGTACTGAATTTGATGAAGAAGTAATAGAGGAAGAACAACAAAAAACAGATACAGTTAAAGTAGAACCAAAGGATACTTTAGTTAAAGGTGCTAATGAGGATAAAAAAGATAGAGAAATTGATAATGATTCTGCTATAGCAAATGATCCGAAAGCAGATCTAGAATTAAGATTTGATAATGGTTATATACCTAAAAAAGATAGTCCTGATTATGATCAGTATAAAGAGTGGTTAAATGCACCAGGTGGACTTGAAATGTTTAAGGATGGTGGTATTATAAAAGGAAAACCTCATTCACAAGGTGGAGAAAATATTAATGTTGAGGGTGGTGAAGCTGTTATACCTAAAAAGAGGGTAGAGCAATATGGACCTGAATATATTAATGCAATTATTCAGGGTAATGCTGATAATGTTACTAAATTGAGAGCAGGAAGATCTGCTTTAGAAAAGGCAGTTGAAGATTATAAAGAAGCAAATGATGGTATTATAAAATATGATGAATATAAAAGAATAGAAGCCGAAACTTATGGTAGAGTAAAAGCACATCTTAAATCTAGAACCGAAGGAAAAACTTCAGATCAAGTAACACCTAAACAACAATCAGAACCTAAAATTGAGGTTTCAAAATCTAAAGTTAATCAAATAGCATCTGGAAATATGAGGAAGAAGAGAAAGGTGGTAAAAATACCAATTCCTAATAATAATCAACAACCGCAGCAACCTATGGCTCCTCCATCTGGAAGGAATATGCAATCGGGTAAACCTAGACCTAGTTCACGGGGTTTACATATAGGAGATCTCCAATCATTAATGTTAGCTTACACTTAAATATATGTCATTAAATAAATCAATATACGAAGAAATACTAATAGAGTCTAGAGATGGTGAGAGGACTGTTGATATAGCACCAGGTGTTGTTTTGTTGGAATATTTTGAGGATATATTTTCACCAACTATTAGTGCTAGATTGGTAGTTGTTAATACAGGAAATACTATAGAAGGACCTGATGGTGATTTACAATCCATATATCATGGATTACCCTTAAGAGGTGGTGAAAGAGTTAGTATAAAAGTTGCTGGTAATAGTGAAGAGAATCCAGGTTTAGATTTTGCTAGTGATAAAGAAAAATATTTTTATGTTTCTAGTGTTACTAATATTGATCAAACCACAGAACAAGAATCTTTTATTTTAAATTTATTTTCTCGTGAAGCAATAACAAATGAAACTGTGAGAGTTGGTAGAAGATATAATACTTCATTTAAGATATCTGATTCTGTTAAGGATATTATTAAAAATTATTTGAAGACTCCTAAACAGATATTTGCTGATGAGACTCAAAATAAGTATGGTTTTATAGGTAATATGAGAAAACCATTTACTTTGATGACATGGTTGGCATCTAAATCAGTTCCATCACAGGTAAGTGGTAAAGATGCTACTGCTGGATATGTTTTTTATGAGACTAAAAGTGGATATCATTTTAGATCAATAGATGCTCTTGTTACATCAGAACCATATGAACATGAGTATTTTTATACTCAACTTAAAAAAATGACTGCTGATGCTGATTATAAGATATTGGATTATAAAACAAATAAAAACGAAGATGTGTTGCGTAAATTGCAAAGGGGTGCATATGCTAGTAATAGAGTATTTTTTAATCCTTTAACCTTTAATTATACAAAACCTTCTGATGGATTGTTTAAGTTAAGTGATTATCAAAGAAAAACTGAAAACCTTGGAAAAGATATAACTTTACCAGGTATTGATGATACTAGTGATAAGACTTTGGGTGATGTTCCAAGTAGAAACGTAACTGCTATTTTAGATATTGGTACAATGGAAGCAGGAGTTTCAACAGATGAGAACGCAGATCCATCTAAAACTCAGTCGCAAGCAATGATGAGATACAATACAATCTTTACTCAGTCTATAAAAATGACAGTATCATCCAATACTAACCTAGAAGCAGGTGATGTTATTAAATGTAAATTCCCAAAAGTTACCCGTGAGGGTAATAAAAGTGAAGATTCTGAGCAAAGTGGACTATATATGATTAAGGAGTTATGTCATCATTTTGATTCTGCTGCTTCATATACATCTATGACGTTAATAAAAGATACTTACGGGGAACGATGATAGAAGAAAGTCTATTAAAAAGTAATTTTGTAGGAAGAGATGGTTTTAACTGGTGGATAGGACAAGTAGCACCAGAGAAAGCTCAAGGTAAGCAAATAAATGGTGCTGGTTGGGGAAATAGACGTAAAGTTCGTATTATGGGATACCATCCTCCCAGTACACTTGAATTAAAAGATAATGATCTTCCTTGGGCACAAGTATTATTACCACCAACTGCTGGATCTGGTAAAGGTAATAAAGCAACTACTGTGTCATTATCACCAGGTGATAATGTATTTGGATTCTTTTTAGATGGTGATGATGCACAACTACCAGTAATTGTGGGTGTTTTTGGTAATACAATGTATAGTGGTAGTGCTGACTATGCTAATCCATTTGTACCATTTACTGGATATACTGATAAGGTTAAAAATGATGGTGGTTACTTTGTTAAAAATGAAACTAATGAAGAGAATAGTCAATCTCAAAAATCTCCTAGACACGTTTCTCCTAAATTAGCTAAAGAAATTGGTGAGGATGAAAGAGCTACTTCTAGAGCTAATGGAGCAACTGTTGTTTTTGGTAGTGCTGAAACTACTGCGGCTGTTAGTAAAATCAACAGTGAAGTTGAAGGTATGGTTACTGCCATTCAAGATTTGAAAGGAAAGATGGGTGATGTATCTGAGGCTGTTGGATCAGTTAAGGATAAGATGAATCAATTGATTAGTGAGAAAACTGCAAAAATACAAGGTTTATCTATGGGTATTGTTGGTGGTATGACCAATACTCTGTATAAAGGTATGGCTCCAGCATTAAATGGTGGGTTGCATGCTTTGTATGATAAAGTTTTTGCTACTACTTTTGCTGCTACTAAGAAGCGTTCTATTGCAAAAAAAGCTGGTGCAGCAGCACAAGCAGCGATGATGTTACCTGTTCAAGCAATTCAGAACTTTTTACCTTGTGCTGTAGGTAATATTGTTGGGTCGATTGGTGATGCAATCAAAGGGTTGCTTAGTGGAATAATGGATAATGTTCAGAATTTTGTGTCTTGTATTGGTGAACAATTTATGGGTGGTTTGATGAATCAAATTATTGGAGGATTGACTAAGTTATTAGGTCCACTTATGGGAGGAGTTTCTAAAATATTAGGTGGATTTAGCATAGGTGATTTCTTAAGAGGTAAGGCAGAAGGTTTATTGGGTCTTGCTAATGCACTTGCTTGTCCTAGTCCAGTACCTGATAGTGGATTCTCAACAGATGAATGGGTTATTGGTAAGGGACCTAAGAGTGCAATTGGTGTTGCTATTGATAGTATTTTAGCTGCTGCTAATACTGCAGATAGTCTTACTTCAAAATTAGTTGATGGTATTCAAGATCTTAGCGTTGCTTCTGGGTCTTTAGGTTTATTTGATTTCTTGAATCCTAGTGTATCTGTACCTAGTATGGGTAGTAGTCTTGGAAAATGTTATGCAGGTCCACCATTAAAATGTGCTGGATTGAAAGTTAATATTTTTGGTAGTAGAGGTAAAGGTGCTATTGGTAAAGCAATTGTTGGTGCTATTGTAGGAGAAGGTAATACTGCAGTGGGAAGTATAATTGGTGTTGATTTAGTTAGTGGTGGATCTGGATATAATAGTCCACCATTTATTGAGATAACTGATGAATGTAATAAAGGATATGGTGCAGTTGCTAGAGCAGTAATTGATTATGATGAAGATTCTCCTACTTATCAGCAAGTAACTGACATTTATCTTGTTAGTGAAGGTGAAAATTATCCAGTTCCTGAAGATCAGGGTATAATAGATACTGTTCCTGATCATGTTGTTATTATTGATCCTGGTGATAACTATGATGATGATACTGTAATTGAAGATAATTGGGGTAATGTTTATCCTGTTTATGTTGATGATAATGGTAGAATTACTAAAGTAATTGTTCCTGATGGTGCAACTGCTTCTGTTAAACCAATGAAAAAGGATGATTTTCCAGAACTTTCAATTAAGAGTAGGACTGGATATGGTGCTATATTGAAATTATCAGGAAAACCAAGAGCACCTTATCAAGGTGAGATCAAACAAGTTATTGATTGTGTGAGCTAAGATAAATAACTAACACTGGGCACTAACTATGGCAGAAAGACCAGCTGATAACCAAAATTGGCAACAAAGGGAATATATCAATTTCGGACCTGGATGTAGGCTTGATATTGATAACCCACAAATGGGTTTGAATGGAACTACTGTTTATGATTTACTTGCTCAAGGTGATGATGGTAACACTAGTTCACTAGGAATGACTTCTGGTGGATTATTTCATCTTACTAATGATCAATGCATTGATATTATTGGTGGTGAAAAGGCAGGTGCTGGATGTTGTGTTAATATAGTTGGACGAAATGGTGATATTACAATCACTGCACAGTCAAATGGACAAGTTAAAATAACTGGTAAGAATATAACTATTGATGCTGATGAAAATATAACACTAGATGCTGGAAATGATATTGTATTAAAGTCTGGGAATAGAATTGATCTTAATACTAATACTGCAAATTGTGATGCACTGTATGGTAATCTTGCTCCTAGAGACGTAACTTTTGCTGGACAGGTTTTTAAAGGTACTAAGATTGGTATTGAGAGTATTGAGTCATTAAGATCTAAGAGTGTAGTATAATGGCAGAATCAGACAATTATATCAATTTAGATAATAATACAATAGGTAATGTAACAGAGTTTAACAACGATGTTTACGTTTATGGAACTCTTTATGCTGATTTGTTTGGTAATACTTCAATTGAGGGTGGATTAAATTTAGATGTTAATAATTTATTTGTTACTGGTATTGCTACCTTTATGGATGATGTATTCATCACAAATGGTGCAGAAGCATATGCTGATTACTTAACAGTAAAGCATAGATTTAATGTTGGTTCAGCAGGAACTGTTTTTGTTGCTATATCTTCACAAAAAGGTATTGATGATGGTCAAACTATTGGCCGTGTGGGAATTGGAACTACACAACCTGATGCAAGGTTCCAGGTAGGTGAAATAGGAGAAAATACTAACACTTCCTTTGTAGTTACTGAAGAAGGTTTGGTTGGTATAGGAACTACACAACCAACTGAGAAGTTCCAAGTTGGAAGTAAATGTTTAACTGTTAGTGTAGATCCCTGTAGGGTTGGTATTGGAACAACCATGCCTGAAGGTAAGTTGCAGGTAGGTGTAAGAGAAAACTCGGTAATTTTTACAGATCCTGCTTCAGGAATAACTTCAGTTGGTATTGGAAGTACAAACCCGTGGCATAGATTCCAAGTTAATGCTGACGATGATATATTTGTAATTGATCAATTTGGTCGTGTAGGAATTGGAAGTACATTTCCTGATCAGATACCTGGATATGCAGCTAATGTTGAAGGTGATATAAAATTAAATGTAGAGGGAACGGTCAAGATTGATCGAAATATTATTGACTCTGCTGATTCTCCAGGATTAAATGGATATTATTTAAATCGAGATGGTAATGGAATCAGGTGGGTTCAAGCATCACCTGTATCATTAGATGGAATGTATGTGCAGGATGAGCACGTAGATTTACCTTTAGGGGGTACAGCACAGTTATTCCAATGGTTGAATTTTACACAACAGAATAGTTTAGGTCTTGGTACAGATACTGTAATACCAATACCAGATCCTAATAATCCTACTGCTATTGCAAGAATACAAACAAGAGATTTGTGGGGTCACGTTGACGTTACAAATACTTCTCCCATCTATAGGATGACTAAAGTTGGTATTTTTAATAATACTCCAACTGCAGATCTTGATATTTCAGGTACAGTTCATGCAACAAATAATGTTGATTTTGATTCTGAATTAAATGTTGACGGGGATACTTTTTTAAACTCAAAATTAGATGTAGATGGTGCTACAACCCTTAATTTAACATTAGATGTAGATGGTAATACAGATCTTCATTCTAATTTGGTAGTAGATCTTACTGGTCTAGTTAAAGGAAACTTTACTGTTAATAGTGATACTTTCTTAGATGGTAAGTTAGATGTTGATGGACAAGCTACATTTAATGATACTACTGAGGCAACTAGCACTACAAATGCATCTGTTCAGATAGATGGTGGACTTGGTGTTGTAAAGAAAGTTTTTATTGGTGATGATACTAAGGTTGAATCAATAACTCAATCCACTAATCAGAATACTGGATCTTTTGTTACTTTAGGTGGTGCTGGAATTGCAAAGAATTTAAATGTTGGGGAAAATACAAAACTCATTGGTACATTAGAGTTAGAGAATCAGATAATTGATAAGTTAAATGTAACTGGGTTTGATGGTTCTCGTACTAAAAATGATTATAGATTAGCTTCTGTTGTTGATGGTGTGAAATGGAGACCATCAGGTGTAGAAACTACAAATATCATTTATGTCACTAGAGATGGTGATGATAATAATACTGGATTATTAGAAGGTGATGCTAAAGCAACTATAGGTGCTGCAGCTGCAGTAGCACAAGAGGGTGATACTATTAAAGTTCGTTCTGGTGTTTATACTGAGAATAATCCTATTGGATTGAGAAGAGATGTTACTGTTTCTGGGGAAGATATTAGATTGGTTAGTATTATCCCTCAAAATGTTAATGATGATATTTTCTATGTTAGAAATGGTTGTTTAATACAGAATCTAAGTTTTCATGGTACAAACGGTGTAGCAACAGAATGTATTGATTGTGCTGCAGTTGCTTTCCCACCAACACAACCATATATTGATGCTGGAGTTTCTGCTGCTCCTGCAACTGGGTTTATGGATGTTGGACCTGCAGATGAAGGACCTAAAGGTAGGTGGAAGTCTCCATATATTAGAAACTGTACTAACTTTATGACTAAGAGTATTGGAATGAGGATCAATGGTCATCATGCTGATGCTTCATATACTGGAACTAATAATTTAGGTCAAGATTTAAAGAGTATGGTATGTGATGCATTCACCCAATATAATGAAGCAGGTATTGGTGTTTCTATTCATAATAATGCCTATGCTCAGTTAGTTTCTATATTTACTATCGGATGTGATATTGGTATTGGATGTACACACGGTGGTCAATGTGATTTAACAAACTCTAACTCCTCATTTGGTAATTTTGGATTGGTTGCTAATGGTACAGGTGTTGTTGAGTTTGATGGTACTACTGAAGAAGCAATTAATGGTGAATCTGATAAGGTTAAGTTATTAGATTGTCGAGATTTTAATAATCCTAGAAGATATAGAACTCCCTTTGATGGTCAAGCAGCATATTTCCATTTAGATATGAATGATTATCCAGATACTACTTCTACAGATACCATAACTGAACCTATGCAATTGATACGTGGAGTTACTGTTGTTAATGGTGGTAATGCTGGTGATTATAGTTCCTCTGCACCTCCAATTATTACTGCTACTTTACCTCTAGGACCAGAATCAATATTTGCTGAGTTTTCTCCAAATATAAGTGAAGATGGAAAAATTATATCAGTTGATGTGATTGCTAGTGGTAGAAATTTCTTACCAACACAGACTATATCTCTTACTGTTTCTGGTGGTGGTTCTGCACAATTAACTGCAGATATGGACCCAATTTTATATACGGTTAGTGAAGCAACAGAAACTGCTTTAACAGGTGCAGATGCAGGTAAAACTACAATAATATTTGATCAATTTATCCCATATGCTGTTAAAGCAGGTGTGAAGATGGAAATGGTTAGATTAAGTAGGATTATTACCAGTTCACATTCATTTGAATACATAGGTGCAGGTACAGACATAAATACAGCTAACCCATTCCAGGCTGGAGATCCAATACCAGAAAATGAAGTTGTTGCCATTAATGGTGGTCAAGTTCCTTTCACAAGTACGGATCAGAAAGGTAATTTTAGAATTGGTGACGGTTTGACAATTGATCAAACTACGTCTACAATAAGAGGAAGGGACTTTAATAGAGCAATACAAGCACAATTAACACCATTAATATTAGCATTGAAATAAATGGCAATAGCACCAGTCAATAAGTTTATAAATGTTGCCGTTCCTGTTGCACCAGGATTGCAAAAGATTTATGAGGTTCCTACAGGAACTTCTTCATTATTATTATATGCTCAAGTATCTAATGTTTCAGTAGGAACTACTTATCCAACAGTTACATTTTTTCAGAGAAGAGAATCTAGAAGTACTGGAAATCAAAGAGATGTAAGAATTATAAAAGAGGCAGAGATACCACCAAATGATGCTTTAATAATGGTGGATGGTAGAATAGTATTAGAAAAAACTCCTTTAGTTGTTGATAGGGTATTTCTTGAAGGTATACAAAGTGGTGTTGGTACTATTACAAATGTTGCTTATGACGAACCTACAGGAATAGCAACTGTTACTACAATGGAACCTCACGGATTTTCTAAATCCGATCCGATTACAATGGGTGGTATATATTTTGATTGTGCAACATATTCTGGTATTACTACTAATATATTCCCCGATCCACAACAATCATATATTGTAGATAGTGTTCCTAGTACAACTATATTTTCTGCAGATATTGGAAGTGCTAGTGGAAATGTTCATACATATAAACCATCTGTTCATACATTTGTTCGTGCTACTGCAGAATGTGTTGAAGTAGTTGATGGAAGTGGAAGTGGTCACGTTGCTGGTACAAAATTTAGTGTATGGTATTCAGAATATAATCCAACAACTGGTGAAATTATACTTAAGATAGGACCTAATTCATTAGTAAGTGGTAATACTGTTAAGATAGCAACTAATTCTTTAGTATTTACTTGCTCTATGGATAATAACTATACAGAGCATTCTTATCCCAGAGATACAGATCCAATATATGATACAGCAACACAAATTGCTGTTGCTACTGCAAATGAATCAATTAGACTTCAAGTTGGATCAACAAATGCAGGTGGTATGGTCGCTCCACTTCAAATGGAATTTATTGCGAGTATCTTAGAAAATAGTAATGTCTAAGAAATATATAAGTGGTAGAGTTCAAAGAACTCCTCAAGATCAATTAAGAGATGATAGATATAAGTATCTTAATGTAGAACAGTCAGAACCTAATTTAGGTGATCCTGTTGAAAATACCTATCATGATGTTAGTGATGCGTCATACAATCCAACATCTGGTGATTTAACATTAACAATTGGTACACATACATTAGAAGTACACGAATCTATTGGAATTGTAGGTGCTGCACTTACATTTAAGTGTAATTATAATGGAGATAATTTTACAACAGAGAAAGCATATCCTAGAGAGATAGGTGCTAATACGGCTGATAGTGCTGATTATGCATATAATAAGCAACTTCCAATTAGTGGTGTAACTGGAACAACTATCACAGTAAATGTTAATGGTGGTCAAGGTGCAATAAGTGATACTTCAACTCATCAATGGTTTGGACAGACTGCATATAATGCAGTATATTCAGGAAAATATAATACACCACCACCAGTTGGTGATCAATATCAAATAATATCAATACCTGGACATCCAGGAGAAAGATTTTGGGTTCCTATTGGTGGTGGTAAAGTTCCTGGTGCATTAAGCATATATGATGAAGGAGTTCTTGTAGGAACTGCTAATAATATTACTCAGTTAGATTTTGTTGGTGCTCCATTAACTGCAACTGCACTCCCAAATAATGATAAAGCAACTATTAGAGTTGTTCCTACAACAATTGCAACTACTCCACCTTCAAATCCATATCATGGTGAATTGTGGTGGGAGGATGATACTGGAGATTTGATGATTTGGTATCAGGATGGTAGTAGTGGACAATGGGTTATTGCAAACTCTGGTGGTGGTAATACTAATCCAGGTGCTAAAGGAGAAAAGGGTGAAGTAGGTGCTAAAGGTACTCAAGGATTAACTGGACCTGATGGTAAAGAAGGTCCAAAAGGTGAACCTTCTACTGAGAAAGGACCTAAAGGTGAGCAAGGAAAGGATGGTATTCTAGGTAAAGATGGTGCTAAAGGTAATACTGGTGACAAGGGAGAGCCTGGCACTAAAGGTGATGGAGGTGATAAAGGACAGAAAGGAGAAAATAAAGGTGAACCAGGAGATAAAGGTGATCCAGGAGATAAAGGTGGTTTAGGTATTAAAGGTGAACCAGGAACTGCTGCAAATAAAGGAGATAAGGGTGATAAAGGTGATGAAGGTGCTAAAGGAGAAGGTGGTAAAGGTGAACCAGGAGTAGGAGAAAAAGGTGAACCAGGAACTGCTGCTAACAAAGGGGATAAAGGTGATGCAGGTGATAAAGGTAGTGATGGTGATGGTGGATCTAAAGGTGAACCAGGAGCTGGTCAGAAGGGTGAACCAGGAACTGCTGCTAACAAAGGGGATAAAGGTGATGAAGGTGATAAAGGCGATAAGGGTGAAGGTGATAAGGGTGAACAAGGAATAGGTCAAAAAGGTGAACCAGGAACTGCTGCAAATAAAGGAGATAAGGGTGAACCAGGACAAGAAGGTAATAAAGGTGAGGAAGGTGAAGGTCAGAAAGGTGAACCAGGATCTAATGCAAATCAAAAGGGTGAGCCAGGAGATAAAGGTGCAGCAGGTGATTCTACAAAAGGTGAACCAGGAACTGGTCAAAAAGGTGAACCAGGATCAGGTCAGAAAGGACAAAAAGGTGAAGTAGGTGAAGAAGGTACTGGTATAAAAGGTGAACCAGGTGCTGCTGAAAAGGGACAAAAAGGTGATGGTGATAAAGGTCAGAAAGGTGAGTTAGGAAATACTAGTAAGGGTCAAAAAGGTGAAGAAGGAGATGGTCAGAAAGGACAAAAGGGTGCTGCTGGTGAAGATGCTACTGGTGGTGCTGGAACATTAACTTGTTTTGGATATTTCACAGGTGGTAGTGGTGGTAGTGTTGGAACTCTTCAGAGATCTTATAATATAAGTAGTATTAGTGGACAAATGAATAGTAATGATGGATATAATGACCATTACGATGGTGGTATGACTGTCCAACTAAGTAGTAGTGCTGGTGCATCTAATTGGCCTGTTGTTGTTTCTGGATTTATGAATGCCAATGTTGATACTACAGGTAGTGATGATGGTGATAATTATCCTCAAATAGGTGAATTATGGACATTACACGCTTATAGTATAAGTGCTACTAGCTTTAAATTTAAAGCTAGAATGCAAACAGAGTGGGGTGATGATGGTGGTGGATATCATAATGATTTCCCAACTCTTGTAAGTTTTATAGGGTATGATAGCTAATGACTAAACAAGTTATTATTTGCGAAAATTATGATTATATGAAGGTAGTTGTTGATCTTCATAATGATCCTACTGGTGCAACGACATGTATTGCTACACATTGTCCTTTACCTTTATGGATTACTCCTGATCCTAATTGTGGATTAACTACAGCTCAAATTGCTGCAAAGGATGTACCTAGTGGATATAAGTATGAGATAGTAGATGTTGATAAGTATGAGGACTATTGGAGGGTTGGAATAGGAAGTACTGCATTTTTATTAACTGATGCAATTACCTCATATGACTTTGATACTAAACAATGTACATATGATGTTGCTTTTGCAAAGAAAATAGCACATCGAAAAAGACGTAACAGAAGATATAGTGAGTTTGCTCCACACGATGATACTGTAGCAAAAGCAATTCCAGGTACATCAGATGCAGCAGAAGCATCCCGTGCTTCAATAAGAACAAAATATGCTACGATGCAAACTGAGATAGATTCTTGCTCGACAGTTGATGAGATATATGCTATACTACAAAAATATCCAAGTCTTCCAAAACCAAAGGAAGCAAAATCTAGTGGTTATACAACACAATATTAATGAATTTTGAAACAATTGATTTTGGTGGAGGTAGAACAGTTACCGTAATAGATGGTACTGTCAATTTGAGTATTCTAAGTAATCTTTATTACTTGTGTACTCAATTACCTTATAGAATTGGTAATTCTAGTTGTAGAGAAATTCAAGGTATAGTTGATAAAAGATTAAAATGTGATTTAGAACCTAATCATCCAATTGTAGAACTTCTTTTACACGAAGGTTCACCATCAGAACAGGCAATAAAAAAATATGTTACTAGTGATAAGTATTGTTTTGTTAGAGCATATGCGAACTTAGGAATACATTCTGATGTAAATGAAATACATATAGACCATCAAACTGATTCTAAAACGATTTTATATTATCCTAATAAGAGTTGGAAAACTCATTGGGGTGGACAAACTATGTTTTTAGATGATGATGGAAGTTGTAAAAAATTAGTTGAGATTATTCCTGGTAGAATAGTAATATTTGATGGTAGAATACCACATACAGTAATGCCTTTAAATATAAGATCTACTCCATCATATAGATTTACTGTTGCACTTAAATTTGAACTTACAAAAGAACATACCAAAGATGTTAAAACTAATAAATGATTATCATTTTGTAAATGGAACTATACTTAGACCACTTGGTTTAATTCCAGGATCAAAAACTCATTTTGATATAGATCCAGACTATGGAGATTGGACTTTAGATGGTGAAACATATCATTTAGATCTTCATGATTTATTACCATTATTGACTGAAGATAATGGTTTTCATGTTATTAAATTGGATGATATTGCTTGGAAGGGTTTTAATTTAGATATGAGTAGTCGTGCAGAAAATTGTCGTTGTTGTAATGGTGATAGATTTAGGGATTGTGATGCTACCGTACCAGGTATACTTTTAGATGGTATTAATAATCCTGAAGGTAGAAGATATAGATGTTTAGATGGAAAGCATAGGATAGAGGCTCTTTTGACTTATGATCAGATATATGCTAATTTTTATGTTTTAACCTTAAATCAAATTAAAGAATACTTATATACATAATAAATAGATCTAGTACTTGAAGAAAAATATAATATATAATGCCTATAAATTTTCCAATTAATCCTAATGTCGGTGACACTTACACTTTTGGTAGTGCAGTGTGGAAATGGAATGGTTATGCTTGGACTAGAATACCTGATCCAGGTGCTAAAGGAGAGACTGGTGGTAAAGGTGAAGAAGGTGTAGGTACTAAAGGTGAACCAGGAGATAAAGGTGAGCAAGGACCTACTGGTACAAAAGGAGAACCATCTCAAGTTCCTGGACCTAAAGGTGATAAGGGTGAAATAGGAGATAAAGGTCAGAAAGGTGATGTAGAAGAAAAGGGTAATAAGGGTGGTAAAGGAGAAAAGGGCGAGACTGCAGATAAGGGTGATAAAGGTGATAAGGGATATGTAGGTATTGATGGGGAAAAGGGTGTACCAGGAGATAAGGGTGAAATCGGTGATAAGGGAGATAAAGGAGATAAAGGTGAATTAGGTATAGGTCAAAAAGGTGAACCATCTACAGTTAAAGGTGATAAAGGACAGAAAGGAGAAGTAGCTGAGAAAGGGCAGAAGGGTGAAATAGGTGTAGGTGAGAAAGGTACTACTGGAGATAAAGGTGATGTAGGACCTAAAGGAGATACTGGAACTAAAGGTGAAGTAGGTGTAGGACAAAAGGGTGATAAAGGTGAAGTAGGAGATAAAGGTGCTCAAGGTGATAAAGGAGATACTGGAACTAAAGGTGAAGTAGGTGTAGGACAACAAGGAATAAAAGGTGAAGTTGGTGATAAAGGACAGAAAGGTGAGCAGAATGATAAAGGTGATCAAGGGGATAAAGGTGTTCAAGGTGATAAAGGTGAAGTAGGTTCTAAAGGTGAGATTGGTGTAGGTCAAAAGGGTACTACTGGTGATAAAGGTGATGATAATTCTACTAAGGGTGAGAAAGGTGCAGGTGGTCAAAAAGGTGCTGAAGGTGCATCTGGAACAAATATAGGTCAAGTTCCAATAATAGATACAACCAATTCTTCTAGTGGTTGGACTTATTCAAATAATAATACACAGGCGGTGATGGCTCAAACCTATCAGAACCGTGATCTTCATTGTTTGAAATTAGATAATAATACAGTTTATGAGTTTCATCTCTATACGTCTGGAGATTCGGGATGGTACATATCCGATGATTCAGCTATTGGAGTTGAATCAGTTAGTGGATATCAAGGTGGTGGTGCTTCTAGTGCTTTATCAGCTTCTAGTTATTCTAGTGATAACTGGATAGCACAAGGTGCTAATTACAATTCAATGATTGTAAAGAATGGTCAATTTAATTGGACTCCTGGTCAAAATAATACAGAAAAATTGGGTGGATTTAATTGGCCTGGTAGTGCTCATTTTATAATTGATATGCCACAGCGTAAGGTGTGGGTAGGTGAAACAACTCCTTATGGACATCAGGAAGGAGTTTGGTTTGTTTATAAAGGATCAGGTGCTCCACCTAATGTAAATGACCCAGTTCGTCCAGACTCAAATCCAACATTTCATTTGAGAGAAGATGGAGATATGGGTTCTCTTTCTGGTGATTATTATTTCAATGTGATGTTATATAATCAAGGTACTGTTAAGATAGAAGAAATACCACAGACAGAATCTGTATTTCGTAATGGTGCATTAGGACCACAGGGTGATAAGGGTGAAGTAGGTTCTAAAGGTGAAGTAGGTGTTGGTCAGAAAGGTGAAGTAGGTGTAGGTCAAAAGGGTGATAAAGGTGATGTAGGACCTAAAGGTGAAGTTGGTGATAAAGGTGAGATTGGTGTAGGTCAAAAGGGTACTACTGGTGATAAAGGTGAAATAGGTGATAAAGGTCAAAAAGGTGAAGTAGGTGGTCAAGGTAATAAAGGTCAAAAGGGTGATCTGGGTACTAAAGGTGAAATAGGTGTAGGTGAGAAAGGTACTACTGGTGATAAAGGAGATAAGGGTGAAGTTGGCGATAAAGGAGAAGTAGGTGATAAGGGAGATAAAGGTGATAAAGGACAATTAGGTGCAAGAAATTATACTGTAACAGCTTCAGGTTCAAGTGATTACACAATAGATGGTAGTAGTGATCCTACTCTTGAATTGATTAGAGGATTTACTTATACCTTTACTGTAAATGCAAGTGGTCATCCATTCTGGATTAAAACTGCTCAAAATACTGGAACTGGTGATGCATATAGTACAGGGGTAACAAATAATGGTACACAATCTGGTGTATTAACATTTGCTGTTCCATATAATGCACCTAATACTTTGTATTATATTTGCCAGTATCATGGCAGTATGACAGGAACCATTAATATTAGTGGTCTTGGTCCTAAAGGTGCTACTGGAGATAAAGGTGAAGTTGGAGATAAAGGTGATGTAGGACCTAAAGGTGAAGTTGGTGATAAAGGTGAGATTGGTGTAGGTCAAAAGGGTACTACTGGTGATAAAGGTGAAGTAGGACCTAAAGGAGACAAAGGTGAAGTAGGTGGTCAAGGTGATGAAGGTGAAAAAGGTGCTAAAGGAAATGATGGATCTAAAGGTGAAGTAGGAACTAAAGGAGAAGTAGGTGATAAAGGAGATAAAGGAGAAGTAGGTGGTCAAGGTCAAAAGGGTGAAGTTGGTCAACAGGGTACTAAGGGTGAGTTAGGTGATAAAGGTGAAGTTGGAGTAGGTCAGAAAGGTGAAGTAGGTAATGTTGGTAATAAGGGTGATACTGGTGATAAAGGACAAAAAGGTGAAATAGGTGTAGGAGAAAAAGGTGAATTTGGTGATAAAGGTGAGATTGGTGTAGGTCAAAAGGGTGATAAAGGTAGTACAGGTCAGAAAGGAGATACGGGAGCAGGGGAGAAAGGTCAAAAAGGTGAAGTAGGTGTAGGACAAAAGGGTGAAATAGGTGTAGGGCAAAAGGGAGAAGTAGGTCCTAAAGGTGAGGTAGGTCAGAAAGGTGAACAGAATGATAAAGGTGATAAAGGTGATATTGGATCTAAAGGTAATACAGGTGGTGCATCTATTCCTAGTAGTACTGTTATGTTATTTGTTCAAAGTAGTGCTCCTACTGGATGGACAAAATCAACAACACATGATAATAAAGCACTTAGAGTTGTAAGTGGATCTGCATCATCTGGTGGTAGTAGTGCATTTACCAGTGCATTTGCTAGTAGAAGTATAAGTGTTAGTGGATCTGGAAGTTCTAGTGGAACTACTGGAAGTAGTGTTTCTGGAAATACTGGTAGTGATGGTGGAGAAAGTGTAAGTATTAGTGGGTCTGTTAGTGGTAATTGTAGTGGACAACAGATAATGTATGTTAACACTACTCAAGCAACATTATCAGTAGCACAGTTAGCATCTCACAATCACCAATATCATAATCCA